ACCCCACAGCAATGGCTGTTTATAAAAGAACTCTGTCAAGAGGAGGGTAAGCCATTGTCGCTCCGAGAAGCCGCGATCAATGCCGGCTATGCCGAGAAGGGTGCAGCGTCGGTTGCTTCTATCCTGACGGACCCTAAAAAGAACCCGCATGTTGTGGCAGCAATTCAAGAGTATCGGCATGAGCTGGCCGAGAAATACGGAACCAGCTATGAGCGGCACATGCAGGACCTGTTGATTATTCGTAATCAAGCTTTAGAGGCTAAGAACTTTTCTGCTGCTGTTGCCGCCGAGTTCCGACGAGGACAGGCACTAGGTACGATTTACATTGATAGAAAAGAAATCAGGCACGGAACTATCGACTCGATGAGTAAGGAAGACGTTAAGCGCAAGCTTGAAGAAATAAAAGTGATGTATTGCGGTCCACCACCTACCGAGATACTTGACATAACCCCTGAACAGATCGAAGAACCAACGAGCATGCTGGAGGCGATGAAGGATGGCGAAAGGTCCAGAAGGCCAGCTACACGACAGGCTCAAGAAGAATCTGCCGGACTCAGTGATAGTCCGGCTGGAGAATCGGATCAATCTGGGGATACCGGATTGTCTGATAGCACTGCCGCCGAAGTACGTGATGGTGGAGCTGAAGGTAGTGAAGAGCGGACGCAAGGTCCGGCTGTCCCCTCACCAGATAGCCTTCGCGATGAAGCACGCCAGCCTGAGACTGCCGACGTACATACTGATTGAGTGGCATCCCAAAGGCACGCTCAAAGCCTCAGAGAAGCGCCTCCTGCTCTATCACGGGAGGCAATCCCAAGCCCTTGCCATTGATGGATTAAGCACGCAGGCGTTAGCTGTGTGGTCCCTGAACGCTGTTGATTGGGCCGTGCTACGACAGTTGCTAGTCGCTTAAACGTATATGAAGACGCAAGTCACGTGGATTGAGGGATACGGGCTCTTGATAAAATCTACGCCTAAAAAGACCTCAGAGAAATAAACCGAGCCCAGAGCTTACGCTTGCTCTGGGCTCAAACGATTATGCCTCGTTTGCGAATGATTCTCATTCACTATTTCCGGTAATTCTTATTACCGGAAATAGTGATTTGACCTAAAGCCTAGACAAATCAAACACTTAGCTTGGACCAAGGCTCACGGGCCATCGGGGTGGGTCCCTTTTGGGCGTTTTGGATCGGTCAAAAGCGCTCGTTTGTACAAAAATTGCACAAAATCGCCCACTCGCTCGGCGCGGGGGCTTTAGCCAGATTTCATACAATTAGTTTTGGCTAAAACGAAAATGGCTTTCGGTTTCACGTGAAACCACCTTGCAACCCACCCCCCTTTGTTAGAAAATCAAAACCCCAAAAAATTTTTCGTAATTTTTTTGAAAACGGATTTTTATGCAGATAGCTAATCGCATTGAAGACGTTGAGGCGGAGCGGTTAAAACTAGAGCTTCGACTCGCGCTTCTTGAAGGGCAAGAAAACGCACAGCAAAACTTCATTGGTTTCTCTCGGTACGTGTGGCCTGAAGCGATAATCAGTAGCCATCACGAGATTATGGCTAAAGCCTTTGACCGCATAGCCGACGGCACGTTAAAACGCTTGATCGTGAACATGCCTCCTCGACACACCAAATCTGAGTTTGCATCCTACCTGCTTCCGGCCTATCTCATGGGCCGTCGTCCAACGACCAAGATCATTCAGGCCACGCACACCGGCGAGTTAGCCGTGAGGTTTGGTCGTAAGGTGCGTAACTTGATGGACATGGACCGTTATACGGAGGTCTTTCCTAAGGTTTCCTTGAAGGCTGATAGTAAAGCCGCCGGAAGGTGGGACACTGACGCGGGTGGTGAGTATTTTGCCGTGGGCGTTGGTGGAGCAATGACGGGCCGTGGTGCGGATATGCTGATTATTGACGACCCTCACTCGGAGCAGGACGCGCAGTCTATGCTTGCCTTGGACAATGCGTGGGAATGGTATACCTCTGGACCACGGACCAGACTACAACCCGGCGGGGCTATCGTAATCGTGATGACTCGTTGGGGGACCAAGGATCTTACGGCGCGGTTGTTAAAGTCCCAAAGCAATCTCAGCGCGGACCAGAGGGAGGTGATAGAGTTTCCTGCGGTTTTTGATGCGGGTGAGGAGAACGAGCGCGCCCTTTGGCCGAGTTTCTGGCAACTTGAGGAACTCCGCGCGGTCCGAGCATCTATGTCGGTACAGAAATGGAACGCGATGTACCAGCAGAGACCGACTTCTGACGAGGGCGCTATACTCAAGCGGGAATGGTGGCGAGAGTGGGAACATGAACATTTGCCCGGCGTAGAGTACATCATTCAGTCTTATGACACGGCGTATTCCAAGAAGGAGACGGCGGATTACTCTGTTATCACGACGTGGGGCGTGTTCTTTCCTGATGAGGATTCGGGCCCGAATCTGTTGTTAATGGACGTGAGAAAGGGTCGATGGGACTTTCCAGACCTCAAGCGTGAGGCAATGGACCAGTATAAGTATTGGCAGCCGGATAATGTATTGATCGAGGCCAAAGCGACAGGGATCACGCTACAGCAGGAACTCCGGCGGATGGGTATTCCGGTGACCATGTATTCACCCGGCGGTCGGCGTGCCGGTCAGGATAAGGTTTCACGGGCGCATGCCGTAGCCCCGATTTTAGAGGCGGGTATGGTCTGGGCTCCTGATGAGACGTGGGCACAGGATCTGATTGAAGAGTGTGCGGCGTTTCCTAATGGGGACAATGACGACCAAGTGGATAGTACAACGCAGGCACTGATGCGATTCCGCGCGGGGAACTTTATCTCTCTGTACTCTGATGAGCCGGAAGAGCCTCGAAACGAGGGGCTTGTTCCTGAGTATTATTAAGCCTAGAATGTCAAGATAACTTAACCCGTTTGAAGGGGTCCTTTATGGATAATAGATCAGCACGGGAAATGCTTGGCGCACTCCCTATAAGAATGAACGAAGGCGGACCCGTCACTTACGGTAAGGGCGCTACAAAAGAAGACCTACAGAACGCGGCGGCTAATGTTAGAAAACAAATGGCCGAAGGAAACTACGACGCAGCGGCAGGTTACGCTGACATTATTGCTTCCGGTGTTAGCGTAGACGACGCCTTTGATGCTTTAGGCGATACCCCAGAAACTAGAATCCTGATAGACGCTATCTTTACCACGCCCGAAGGAAGCCCTGCTTACAGCGGTCCAGCGGCTACAGCCCCAATGGCGGCGGATGTTCAGACTTATTATGACAAGATTATGCAGGACGGTGCTATCGACGCTGCCGAGCGGTTGGACATGCAGAAGATCGCCACGGACCGTGGACTTAGCTACGCGGACATAGTTGCCGCCGGCGTGGACCCTAATATCTTGTATCAGACTGCGCCAGCAGTCAAAACTAATGCAGATTTAGATTTTACCGCAGTGACGCCTCCTGTACTAAAAGATTTTGAGGGTAATCCAATAATCCCTTTCCCTGCGGAACCCGCTACCCCTGCACCTGATCCTTTTCCCATGATGCCTGACACAGGAGGCATTTACGCCGCAGGACAGCCAGCCTTGGATGAGGTTTTCAGAGCCAGTGCGCCACGGACCGAGGTCATTGAGGATGTAGGCGGACAGCAACAGCTAACGGGATTTGACTATACACCGGCGGCTAAACTGCTCTCGGCCACCGGATCAGGGTTTAGCTTTACGCCTCCCTCGGTTACTAGCCGTCCAAGGTCGCTAATGGGCACAGAACAGTTAGGCCGGTTCCAGCAGGGCCGTGCCGCGCAGGACTTTGAACGATTAAAGCGGTCGGGTATGTTCCCTGATGAAGCGTCAACCCAGTTTAATGCTGACGCATTTAATCAGTTGGCGGGAAGTTATGGCAGTATGTCCCGCTCTCAGTTGAATGCTTTGATGAGACAGCAGGGCCTACAAAACAGGGCAGCTCAGAAAAGCGCACCCTCCGCAGGGGGGACGATAGCGGAGTACATTGCCGCTAATCCAGACATTAAAGCGGACTACGAAAGGCAAAAAGGACAGCTTGGTGGTCAGAATTTAAATACGTTTGCCAGAAACCATTACAATACTTTTGGTAAGAGTGAGATGGCGGCAGGAACTAGAACCCCGTTCACATTAGCAGCCCTGCCTCCTACGCCTTTTTATGGTTTTGATGGGAGGGAAGAGGACAGGGACTACGGTTCGCAACCTGTTTATACAACCCCTCTTTCAGCTAATACAGGATTTAACCGTACCTATGGCTTAATGGCGGAGGGCGGCCCTGT